ACAACTTTTGCAGAAGCGAAAGACAAGACTTAAATCCTAAAGAAATTTGGGTTCAATTTGTAGATTACTGGGCTAGTGTTCCTGGTTCAAAAGGAACAAAACTTGATTGGTTTGCTACTTGGAGAAACTGGGTAAGAAATCAAAAGAAATCAGCATTACCAAAAGAAGCCAAGATGAGCAACTTTTGGGCTCAGATTGAAGGAAACAAGTGATGGACAGAGAATACAAAGAGTCAGATTTTTTTACCAAGGATGAAGGTATCAAATATGTTTTTAAAATGTTTTCCATTATTTATGGAGCAAAAATCACTAATCATTGGGGTGATATGAATGTTTTGGCTGTCATGAATGTTTGGAAAGAGATGATTGGCAATTACTTAACTTACAGGCCAATCCTTGATTTTGCCCTGAATAACCTTGACCCAAAGGGGTTTGTAACAACTCCAATGGCATTTAAGGAGCTTTGTAGCCAGGCTGGTCGGATTCCACTAAAGCCTGAAAGAACTCTTACCCATCAAAAGACCCAGGCTGAAATTGATGTTGGAGCAAAGATGAAAGAAGAAGCAATCGCGAAGATTAAGCAATTTACTATGAAATTGAAGGCATGAATGAAGAAAAGTATCGGCATCAATGCGCTGTTCGACAACTCATTATGTGGCGCAGACAATGGGGTTTAAAAGCTTTTAGGGAATATATGAATAAACACAAAGAAAAGCTTGATTGGCAGTTGGTAAGGGATTTTGAAGAACAATGGTTTAAAAAAAACAGAGCTGACCAATATGGAGAATGGAAATGAATCTTGAACAATTAAATGAAAACAGAGTAGAGGAAGCCTTAATTAAGCTTTCTTCTACAGATAGAAGTCATGCAGCATTAGGAGGACAAGTTAAATACCTTGAGGAAGCCATAAAACAGGCTAAGAGCCATTCTTTCTTACTAGCTGAGGGGACAGTAGCAGAGAGGGAAGCAAAAGCCATAGCGAGCCTTAAATATGATGAAGCACTTCAGGCCCATATCAAAGCTTTTATTCAATTTAAAGAGTTAGACAATGAAAGAAACCATGAAATGCGAATTATTGATATTTGGCGCACTTTATCTAGCAATCGTAGGCAAGGATCTATATGATTCACTATCATGGGCTGCCTATAACTCCAGCCACAGTAGCTAATTATGCTATTCAAGCTGGTCATGCTTTTGTTTCTTATGCTCACAAAGATCAACTTGGAACAGCCATAGAAGTATCTCAGTCTTTTGCTTTAGACAATGGGGCTTTTAGTTCTTGGAAAAATGGTAATCCTATTAAAGATTGGTCAGGTTTTTATGATTGGGCTTTAGACATAAAAAAAGTACCATCTTGTGATTTTGCTGTTATTCCTGATGTGATTGATGGCACAGAAGCTGACAATGATGCTTTGCTGAAAGATTGCCCTTTTCCTAAATGGTTTGGAGCACCAGTTTGGCATTTGCATGAATCTTTAGAAAGACTTGAATTTCTAGCGAATTGTTATGTAAGAGTTTGTTTGGGAAGTTCTGGTGAATTTTCTACAGTTGGAACAAATGCTTGGTGGTCAAGAATGGGACAAGCCATGAGAATTGTCTGCGATGATGAAGGTAAACCAGTATGCAAACTTCATGGACTAAGGATGCTTGACCCTGCAATTTTTACTAAATTTCCTTTTGCTTCAACTGATAGCACCAATATTGGTAGAAATGTAGGGATTGATAGCAAATGGCGAAATGGAAATTATCCAGCCCCTACAAAAGAATCAAGAGCACAAATTATGAGAGCAAGGATTGAGGCTCAAAATGCTCCTTCTGTATGGAATTTTATCCAAGTAGAACAACAAGGACTTTTTTAATGAAATTAACTCAAACTTTTTATTTTGAAGCTGCTCATACCCTTAAAAAACGGCATACGGATGTTCATACAATGCTGAAATCTGAAACAATTCATGGGCATACATATCATGCAAGCATTTCCATTGAAGGAGAGCCTGGCGAAGATGGAATGGTTAAAGACTTTAATGCTATTGGTTTAATGGTGGACTACATAAAAAGCCATTTAGATCATAAATTTTTAGATGAAGTTAATGGATTGGATAGACCTACTATGGAAAATTTATGTCTTTTTATTGCTGAAAAAGCCAAACAACTCAAAGGATTGTGTGAAGTTACTGTTGAGCGCAAAGCATCAGGAGATAAATGCACCTTAGAAATTAAAAAAGTAATTCCAATAACTAAGGCATAAAAATGATTGGAAATAGCGGTCAATTTTATTTTGAAAGAGTAAAAACCATTAAAAATGATGGTGAATACCTTTTTGAACTATTTTGCAAACAAAACTATTGCGAATTTCAAAGATTAGGATTTGATGAACATGAGAATAGTGTTTCTAATTACTGGAGATTAAGTAATTTACTTAGAAATCTTCCTGATTATGTATTAAATGCCAAAGGTAAAACTTATATAGTGGCTGTAAAAGGAACAGATAACTTTAAAAAGAAAGAATTTGATTTGTTGCCTAGTATGGTGGAGGCTTTTAGTTCTAAAGAAGCTCCATTAATTTATGCTTTTTGTTTTAAAAAAAATTCATTGCCAATTTGGATAAAACCTAATAAAATCATTGAGTTATATAAAGAATCTCAAGATCAAAAATGGCATGATGGAGTTATCTACAGAAATTTAAATTTAAGGAAAAAAGATGAAAGACTTCAGCTTGCCGTACTTGACAGCCAAAAAGCTTTTAGAGGATTACTATAGAGCTTCGATTGCTCAAGACAAAGATAAGGCTTATCAAATAGCTGTTGATTTGGTAGAAATGAGTTTAAAGCTAGAAGATATAGCTCATGCCTACTAAAGAACAGAAAGAAGAATATGCTCGCCTGGCGAGATTGGGCTGCATATTATGCAGACAGCATGGAATTGAAACAACCGATACACCTACAGAAATCCATCATGTGCGAAGGTTCGGAGGAAAGCGAAATCTTGCTCCTGCAATCCCCCTCTGCGCTTACCACCATCGCCTTGGAGATACCAGTTATCACTCGCTTGGGGCTAAAAAGTTCACTTCTTATTGGGGATTTTCACCAGAGCAGCTCATTGAGAAAACTAGGGCATTACTAGATGAAAAATAAAGAAACTTACAAAAGAAGAATGTATGTTTATGATTTAAGGAAAAAAGGTTTGCTTTTCAAAGAGATAGCAAAAATTTTAAGTGTTAGCGAAAATAGAGCTAGGCAAATTTTTGAAACTGCAAAAAGAATAAAAAATAATGAGTTATTACAAGAAGCGAGTTGATGAAAACCAAAAGCAAATAATTCATACTTTTATTGCTTTGGGGGCTTCTGTCCTTAATCTTTCAAGAGTTGGAGAAGGTTGCCCAGATATTTTGGTTGGCTACAAAAAGCATAGTGTTCTTTGTGAAATTAAGAGAAGTGACAAAGCACCATATACCGAGAGCCAAGTTAAGTTTATGCAAAATTGGAGAGGTGGCGCAGTTAGTAGAATTGATTCAGTTGATGCTGCCATTCGCTTAATTAAAATGCTTGACATGGATAGGGATTAACCTAAAATCAAATAACTGCGCTTTTGCAGTCTTTTTAGCTAAAAAAGGGATTTATTATGAAAATGGGAAAAACAACTGACCCAAACAGTATGAAAGGTGTTCCAGCCAAAGGTGTAGTAGTACCTAAAGGCGCATCTTCAGTAGATGACAAAGTTAATCGCAAAGAACCTATTCGTGGTGGTGTTGGCATGGGTAAAGAAGATACGATTGGCTCTGACAAAGAGTTCAATACAGGCCGTACTAGCGGTATCTGCTATGACCATAAGCGCACTTCTTATGCTTCTGAAGATAAATATGAGAAGAAGTATTAAGTAAAAAAGCGAAAACCCTGCTAGTCGTGCGCTAACAGGGCTTTCTAACCAGATAGTAATCGGAGAACTAAATGGCTGTTGTAAATACTAAAGAAACTTGTAATTCCTGTCGATTTTTTTCGGTAGGAGAAAGAATGGGGATCTGTAAAAGATTCCCTTCTGCTGTTAATAAAGCCAATGAAGATTGGTGTGGTGAGTGGCAAATAGCTGAAAGTGCAGCTTTGGAGGCAATGGTTTGGTCTATTACTGAACCTGTTTTGATTTCTGAACCAAAAAAGAAACCAGGAAGGCCTAAAAAATCATGAAACTGAAGCCTTTAGCAGACAAAATTGTAGTTAAACCTGATGTAAGAGAGCTTTCTTCTATTATTTTTGTTGAAAACAAAGAGGTAGAGAACATGGGAACTGTGATCGCAGTAGGCCCTGGCAAAAAATTATCAGGTGGTCGCAGAGAAGCAATGCCTATTGAAGTAGGAGCTAGAGTTCGCTTTGGCACTATGAATGATGACCGAGGCGAGGAATACTTGCGCTATCATCCATACGAAGAAGATGGTATAAAGTATTTAATTATGCAATGGGCTGATGTTTGTTGGGTTGAATGATGAATTTTTATATATACGAACACATTAGAAACGATACAAAATTACCTTTTTATATTGGAAAAGGTAGTGGAAAACGAGCATATAAAACAATAAATAGAAATGTTTTGTGGCATAAAGTTGTATCTG